CGGAACCTATATCGGAACGGTACATTTCAATATTGAGGTAAGGGATGTCGGATAATAGGCTGCCCTCGCCTCTATTGTGCATAAAGGCCAGCGTGCGGATCCTTTCCGGTCGCTGGTGTGCATCTGGGCCCGGTTTTGCCGGGCTCTTTTGCTTAGACGCTTCTGAGCCCTCTGGAGGGCCTTATTTTTCGGGGGTGTTATTATATTACCGACCTTGTTTTCGTGGCTCTACGGCCGTTTTACGAGGTCGTTTTTTTGATGCCCTCGGAAAAATTGGCCATCGAGGGCCCGGAGACATAAAAAGAGCAGCGCCATGGCCATTTTTGACGCCGCTCCATCTATGTGATCAACTGCGGCCCGACGGCCTGCGCTTTCCTTTGAGCCGCTGCTGTCATTTGTAAAAGTGTTTTTCTGCGTATTCCTTCGGTGGGATCCTGATCCGGAGGTGTTGGTGCTTGCTGAAGAATAGCTCGGAAATGTCCTGATCTGTTACTCGGTCGCCGGCGGCCAGCTGCTCGATGAAGGCAGCCAGCTCCTCGCCGGAGCAGTCCGGACTCATGAGCCGGGCCACTGTCTCCTCCGGTGCGATCGGTTCGCCTCTGAGAGCTGCACGCTTTAGCAGCTGCCTGAAGGCTGTCATATATTCAGGATCCGGCTGCTCTCCGCTGTCGGCCTGATATTTGCAGGTAAAGACTATATAAAAAACAACCAGTGGCCACTCCGTGAGCTCTATGGCCTCGAGGTGCGGTACCCGGAGCCGCTTCAGGATCCTGTTAAGGCTGCCGTTGCTTCTCGCTCTGATCATTTTTCTGATCCCTTCCTTTTGGTCAGGATGCTGCCACTATCCCGAGTCCTTGCCTCGTATGCTGCCTTCCTTTTCTCGTATGCTTCAGGATCGAACCTATGCTCTGAGAGAGTCAAGAGAACTGCGTCGGTCTGTTCCTTGATCTCCCGGGAGATCTCTGCGGCAGTCTCCAGCTTATAGATCCCCTTCAGCTTCTCCGGCAGCTCGGTGATCAGCTCGTCAATGAGTAGCAGCATATCAGTGGTCGCGGCCTCCACCAGCTCGCTCCGGATCATTTGACTCTCCAGCTCCTCGAGCTCCAGAGCTGCGAGTTTGGCCTTGGTTTCCTTCAGGCCGGCCTCTGCCTTCTGGGCCCTGAGCTGCGTCTCCTCGTCTTTGTTGGTCTCCCTCTCGTCTACTTTGGCTTGAAGGTATGCTATATAGCGCCGGATTGTTTGCAGCAGGTCGTATTTATTATACCGGCCCACTTTAACCGCGCTGAGTATGCCCGCCTGAGTGAGCTGCTGCACGCGCCTCTCGGTCAGTCCGAAAAGCTGAGCGATGGTTCCCACCGGGTAGAGCTGCGCGCCGGTCTTGGTCTCTTTGTTTTTCTCCATTTCTGCCTCTCCTCCTTCCATGCGAAACGAAATGCCCTGCTTCTCCCTTAGTAAAAAATTTTGAGGGGCCATTTCGCAAAATGGTGCAAATTTATAAAACTGAGGAGCTCCCGAGAACTCCCCGGAAAGTATTGCTTTTGCTGGGTTTTTCTACGCTCTGGCCATGCCCCGGATTTGCCCTGGCATCCCGCTCAAGCGAAACGAAACGCCCGGAAAAAAAATTTTCTCAGCTACGCGTTTTTTGGGCTCGCCAGCACCGCAGGCTTTTTCATGCGCTGGAAGAACCTACTCAACTTCTGCGAGGATGTCCTCTGCTCTCCGGATGGCCGCCACGCTTCACCACGGCCTCACCTTGCCCTTCTTTTGGCCTTGGTCGAGTGTTAGGTCGTCTCATGTTCCTCCCGCCGTTTAACGGCCATTCTGGAGCGTCTGGTGGCCCGTCCTTGGTCATAGGGCCCGGCGCTTGATCCGGATCCCGGTTCCACTCCTCGGCAGTGGTCTCGGCCCATAGCTTGGATGCGTACATGAAGCCCTCGATGAAGCCCTGCATATGACCGCCGGCCATGGCCTCGATCATGGTGGCCTCTGCCTCGGTCTCCATTCCTTCCCGGATCAGATCCTTCAGGCGATCGGATGCGTGGGCCCGGGCCTCGTCGTATATGGACTGGTTGGCTGCCTCGTGTTCCTCGCTCTCTATGTACTGGGTGTATATGTGGCTCGCTGTCTCCACTGCTTCCTCTCCTCCTTCTGCCGGGCCTTTGTGGGGGCTATGGTGGCCCCCGCTGCCAGCCTCTTGGTCTATGCGTCCGGGTTCATGATCCGGCTCTTATTTGTTGCTCATGCACTCGGCCCAGATCTTGCTCGCGTACTTGAAGCCCTCAAGGAAGCCCTGCTTGTTTGCGCCGATCATGGCCGCGCTTATAATCTCCTCATACTCGCAAGGATCTGTCCCTTCCGGGAGCGCCTCCTTCAGTGCTGCGGCCGCTTCCTCTCTCGCTCCGTCATAGATGGACTGATCCGCTGCTTCGTGCTCCTCACTCTGCATATACTGCTCATAAATCTGGATCAATGCTTTTGCCATGGTGTTGACCTCCCTTTATTTTCAGCCCGTGCGGGCCATTATTGACTCTGGTATGTACTCCGGCCAGCTGCGGCCGGTTTCGATGTTTATGAGCTGGGCCCGGGTGTGCTGCTGTGCTTTCCCGGGCTTTGCTCGTGTCTTTATTTGGATGCTTGCTTCAGGTTGTGCTCCAGCCTCTCCGCGATCAGTGTGTTGAGTCTCTCTTGGATGTTCGGAGCGACGTCCTCGTTGGTGATCATCTGCGGGATGCTGACCGTCTTGACCGAGTTAATCGGCAGCCGCTTTTCACCTGCACGCTGGAACGGGATGTCCGTGCCCTTGCCATTGTCTCCGAGGAATACATTGGAGCCGAGCACCTTGCGCTCGCCTTTCATGATGGCGGCCGTTATGAGCTTTCCCTGAGACTGTTCTCTGCTGGTGGGCCTCATTTGGAACGCGACCGGGGATAGTGGGCGTCCTTGGTACGGGAACAGAATTTTCCCTTCCTGTACCGTTGCTCTGCTCCTCGCTTCTTTGCCGGCCTCGGTCATGTATGAGGATTTGACTCCGTACACTTCCATGACGGCCTTCTTGACCTGAGTGGCAGCTCTCGAGTTCACGTCGCTCACGGTTCGCTTCACGGCCTTTACGCTGACCTCGTTGATCTTGTTGAGCTCATTCACGAGTTTTTTATACCTCTTGATGCCTTTGGCTATGGAGGTTGACTCGGCCGCCTTGATACATTTCTTCAGCTGGTAGTCCGGGGAGAGCTTGTTTATCTCGTCCCTGACCTTGCCCGTTACGTTCTCGAGCTGGTTCTTGGGGTTCAGGCTCTCGATTTTTCCGGAGATCTTTTTGTCCAGCTCCTTGAACTTCTCCAGAGCCTTATTTTCGATCATCAGCGACAATTTGGAGCCGCTTTTTAGTCCGAATGTTACCTCTACTCCGCTTTTCATGGTTCGCCTCCTTTCTGCCGGGCCTTGGCTTCTTATGCCTTGGCCTTCTGGCTGTTGTGGATCTTCAGGAGCTCGTCGATCTCAGGCGTCGACTCTTTGGGAAGGTGTCCGGTGTATGCGTCAACGATGTGCTGGGCCTCCGGAGTGATGTCCTTCGGAGCCGTCCCCTTATATAATTCGACAATGCGTCGCGCCTCCTGCTCCTCGTTTGTCAAATTTTCACTTTTTGGCTGCACGGATCCGGCCGCTCCTTTTATGGCCTTGTATGTGTTGACGATCAGGGCCACCTCGTCCTCAAGCGAAGGATCTGCGGGCCCCTCTGTGCTGCCGTGTGCTGTGGCTGCCTTTGCTGCTTTGTATGCTTCAGCGATAGCCCGGGCATCTGCCGCGATCTCGTGCTTTATGGCCTCGGTAGCGAAGCCCCTGATATAAGGATCTGCCATGTACTCCCTGAGCATGGCCGCTTCCTCTCCAGTGAGGCCCCCGGCCTGCTGCTTCTTAATCAGGCCGACGGCTGCGAACCGTCTGACCTGAAGATCGTTTTTTACTTCTCTGCCGTTAAGCATTGCGTTTCCCTCCTTTTACCTCTGTTGGCACTATTACAGTGTTTCATTCATCTGTGTTCTTCGTACTGCTGGAGCTGCTCCCATCAGGTTCCTGTATGCCGGAGTATTTTCCAGCCCTCTGAAATTACCGGTTCCCAGTCCTGCGACGAACCTCGCCTTTGCTATTTCATCAGATCCGCAGGTGTGTCCCTTGACGTCGATCGGGCCGGTGTGCTGCTCAACTATCTTGATCAGGGCCGCGTTGTATGACTTGGATCCGGTGTGAGTATGGAGGCCCGGGCCATACTGTTGGGCCTTGGCTGCATCGTCAGAGATCCTCTTGAAGTATTTGCGCCACTCGTCAGCGATCTGAGAGATCTCGGTCAGTGTGATGCCTGTGGCCACCTCTGTCTCCCGGAGGTTCCTGTATGCGGTCAATACCTCCTGATAGAGTTCCTCGCTGCCGGGGTTCTCTATCTGCTCCAGCTGGGAGAGCCTTCGCTTTAACTTTGAGCCCTCTGCGTTGAGGTCGTCGATCCTGTCCTCCAGAGCTTCGAGTTTCTCGCCCCCCACGAGTGAAGCCTCTGGAAGTTTGGAGGTGAGTTCTTCGACTTCCTGCTCTATCTGAGCGAGCCTGTCCCTCATTTCCTTGCGCCGGCTGCCTGCGCCGGTATCCTTTTCCCTTGCGTCCTTCTCGAACTTTGCGCACGCATCCTTGAACGCTTGGAGCGCTGCCTTATAAGGTTCGAGAGCCTTCTGGACTGTGTCCGTGCTCAGAGCTGCAGGGTTCTTCCTGAGCTCTATGAGGTTGATGGTTTCCTTTGCCTGTGTCATTGTCTGATCATTCCTTTCGTTTTTTTGATGGTGGTGGTTTATTTTTTCAGGAGGTCTCGCTCCTCCTCGCTCCTTTGCTCCTCTGGTGGTGTTGTGGCCTTCTCGAGGTTTGCGAGGGCCCTGCCGTGGATCCTGAAGGTTTTCCTCATGAGGACGTCGGCCCGCTCCTCGAAGTCTTTCTCTTGTCCGAATAGTGCCTCGCATATCTCTGGCCACTCGAGCCCGTCTATGTATCTCATAAGGATCACCTGCCGCTCGTCTGGATTTCTCAGGAGGTTTACAGCTTCCTGAATATCGGCGGCCTCGTCCCTCTCCTTTTGGATCAGCCGCTTGATCCCTCGCTCGAGCTCCTCTTTCTTTGCTATTTCCAGCGCCATGCGGTCGAAGGTGCTGGCCCCGGCTCTTGGCATACCGTCCAGCCTCGGGGATGCTGGTGCGGTCAGTTTTTCCTCCATGAGCTCCAGCCGCTCGATCTGGTTGTCTATCTCCCTGATCAGGTTCGTGTAACTCCGGAGGCGTTCCTTTGTCATTGGTTCCTTGTTTTTCATGTGCCCTCCTTTCCCTGCCGGTGGAGAGTCTTGGGCCTGTCATTACGGCCCGCCTGCGGTTACTTACGATCTGGCGTTTGTGCCATTTTGCCTCTGTGCTTTCCACTGCCTGTACTCGGCCCGGACGGCCGGATCCTCGAAGGCTTTGGCCACGGTCTGGATCAGAGGCCGGGCCAGTCTGTCCGTTACCGCGTCGGGTATGCGATCCGGTTCGATTTTCACCTTCTGGCAGTCGCAGCTCTCGCCATAGTCAAGGTTGCTCTTGCAATAGGGGCATACTATGTACGGCTTTGACATGGTGCTTCCTCCTCTCTGCCACCCTGATGGCGGCCTTTTTTATATGTCACCGGCCTGAATAGGCCGTTTTCTCCGTTCCTGTGGTACCTTTGCTTGAGTGTTGAGTATGGGATGCCGGATCTCTCGGCGGCCTGCTTGAGTGTCATGGTCTCGCCGTCCAGTGTTACCCGGATATTTGTCCGGCGGTTGTTGTTCTGCTGCTTCATGGTGGCCCACCGGCAGTTCTCCGGAGTGTAGTCTCCGTCGTTGTCCTTCCGGTCGAGCGTGAGGCCCTCGGCATATCCATGGGAGAGAGCCCAGCTCTCGAAGTTCTGGAAGTCCTTCCACTCCTCGCAGTATCGGATCCCCCGGCCGCCATAGTGGCCATAATTCGGGTGATCCGGGTTGTCGCAGCGTTCTTTCATGGATCCCCATGCTTTGTATAACTTTGAGCCGCTTCCTCCGTGGATCCTGTGGGCCTCGCTGTTCCGCTCCGTATGGTAGCAGCCGCAGCTCTGTGTCTTGCCGGCCT